ATTAGTTTGTTGCCAGTAAGTGAACATACGTATCAACAAGCTCCTTATGAGGACATCAGTGCTGAGGAATATGATAAACTACTAGCATCAATGCCTAAAGATATTAACTGGAATGACCTGCAATACTTTGAGCAGGAAGATAACACCACCGGCTCACAGGAGTTAGCGTGTACCGGAGGTGCTTGTGAAATAGTTTAGATAAGTGCCAATATAAGGCGCTACACTACCTAAACTCAACTGAATGTAAACTTGGGGGTCATTGCGACCCCCTTTTTTACGTCTACTGTTTTAGTCCATAGTGCCTGAAGCCGCTCCTACACCCTGACCTACCTTAATAACACCTAGTAGGTTATTTAGTTCCATAGCATAGCTAGGCGACAGTTTAACACCTCTTCTTTCAGCTTCCGTTGCTGCTTTAATCATGTTAATCAGCTTGTCTACATTCTTTTGCTTAATCGCCCTCTTTGCCATAAACGAAGGAATTAAGTCTCGTAGGCTTGCCACGATATTAGTATTAGTACCTTTAGCTACACCGTACTCAGCACCCGCCACGGATAGCTGCAAACCTCCTCCTCCTTTATTTACGTTCTCTAAGATGTCTAAATCTTTAAGCATTCTATCCATGTTCTTAGCGACGGGAGTTCCTTCAAACAAAGCGTCAAACGTAGCTTTAAACTTAGGTTCCTGTAGTTTTTTCTGGAACTTAGCTAGACTGCTTTGTCCTCCTTCCCCTCCTAGTTTAAACATTTGCTCAAGATAGCCTTTCCTTATGCCTGATAGAGGGTCATCATCTAAACCTTTTACAGTCGAACCTTTAGGTAATTTAGATTTTAACTCAGCAGCAAGTTTTTTAAGGTTTTTTATCTGACTTACTGGCACTTCTAAACCGTCCTTAGTAAGCATAGCGCCTATCTGTGACGGGTCGAGTACCTTAACAGCCTTATCAAGGAAAGAAGCTGTTACAACATCTCTGGACTTGCTGTAGAAGTTTGTAACCTCTTCGTACTCTTTACGTAATGCAGGACTTAAAGTATCAGACGCTTCTTTCATTACCTTCGCGTACATATCAACTTCAGCACCCAACACCTCTACAAGGTCACTATCCTTAGTAGTAGACTTGTTAGCGTTGTACAGGCGTTTCTTAGCTTCAGACAATCTTTTATGTGCTTCATAGAAGTTTAAGTCAGAAGGTAAGTTACGTAAACGTGCAACTGCTGAAGCCGTAGCTTCTGTAGGGTATGCACTCCTAACAGTAGTTCTTCCAGTCTCAGGGTCGGTAACTGACTTACCTCTGTGCTTTTTCTTGAACTGTTTGGCTAAGTCCATACCCGCCTGTGCAGGGTCAACAATAACACCCTTACCCAGTTTGTCTATATTCTTGTATATAGGGTCAACAATGTCGTCAATAGCCATTTTTGACTGTTGTATAAAAGTCTGTAACGCTTCCCCTTGTTCAAAAGGCGTAGCACCTTTAAACTTAGTTATAACCTCGTTTAACTGCGCGCCCATATACTTGTCGTAACCAGTGAGCAAACGCTCTACAGTCCTTTTAGACAACTGAGAAACACGGGCAATCTGTGTAGCGTAGGTTTTCTTACCTCGACTAGCTGCCGCAGGAGTCAATGTTAAATCAGGGTCATACTCCTTCAATCTGGCCTGAAAATCGACTACTTCCTCAATAGCATCGTCCGTTAAACCTGACTTACCTGTCAGAAGTTTCTTACCGCCAGTGTATACTGTCTTAGCGCCTGTACCTATAACGGGTAACGCTATCTGAATAATAGCATCGGTTTGTGCTGCATCCATTGCTTCCTGAAAAGCTCTGTCAGGGTTGAACTCACGACCTTCTACTAAGTCCTCAACAGCGTTTCCCGCATACTCGCTACCAAACACTAAAGGCAGTGTGGCCGCTAGACCAAATATCGTAGCACCTACAGCAGGCCCATACGGAGGAAAAGGAGCGCCTGCAGCCGCACCCACCCTAGCAGCGGGAATACCTGCCGCTAAGGAAGAACTGATGCTCAGAGAAGGCGCTACCCAGTCTGCCCACGAAGGTTTGTCTGATTCTGGCTTATCAACTTTACTTAGTATCTGCTGACGACCGCCTTTAATCTGTGTTGCAAAAGACTTGTTCAACTCAGCTAATAGATTTTCGTCGGTAACTCTTCCGCTTGTTAAACCTACACCTCCTACCTGAGAGTTGGTTGCTTTTTGGTTAGCATCTAGTTGTGGGCGTGGAGGGGTAACGTCAGCAGTGGTAGGCTCTGAATCAAACAAGCCTCCCAACTGCGTCAACTTTTCAGGGTCAACAACCTGTCCGTACTGTGCAGTAGCCACTATAGTTCTCCTCCAACTGTTCCTACATTGTAAATAGCACCGTCAGGCGCTTTGATGAAATACTCACCGTCTACAACACGATAATCACCTTCACCAATGAGTGCTAACTTAAACCTGTCATAACTTTGTTTGATTAACTCTACTTGGTCGTTGAACGCTTCAACACCTAATGCAGGGTCAAGTCCAGAAACAGCACTTTTAAGTAATCTAAGTTCCATTTCAGTTACCTGACCTAATGCGCCACCTGTAGGAGAGTTTTTACGCATTTTCTCCAACTCGTCGAAAGCTAGATTGGCTTGGATAGTGTCAACCTTACTTGCGAGTTCTCTTGCATCCGTTCCTGCAACAGACTTTCCTAATACGTAACCTACCGCAGTTTGGTCTGCTCTCAGTCCTTTAGCTTCACCAAGGATACCCATGGTAGCATCAAGTTCCTGAATAGCTGAGTAAGTCTTATAAAACTTCTTCTGTTTAATAGCAGCAGAGGCGGCAGTTTCCACAGGGTCGCCTAAAGAACCTGTTAGGCTATTGAATAGCTGAAAAGTACCATCGTCGTTCTTCTGAATACTCAGCGTAGGCATCCCAGTAACCCCTAAATTGGCAATCCTGTCACCTGTTCCACTGTTGATAAGGTAAGAGGTTTCTACACCTGTGTCTGGGTTAGTTGTTTTAACGACTGTTGTCTCAGCTTTCTTCTGCGATTCGAACCAGTCATTGTAAGTAGGCATTTCTTTACCAGTTCCTTCAGCAGAACGAACCAAGTCATCATATACTTTACGTTGTGGAGACCTGTTCGAGTAATCTGCTTCATCTGCACGCCACGTTGAGAAGTCGGGGGTTTCAATGCCCTTAGCGTCATTAGCTGATTTAATGTATTCCCAAGTAACCATTTCCTCAGTCTTCCTGCTTTCATCGGTCGGTGCGTCAGTTATGAAATCACCTGCTGATATGCTATATAGTCTGTCGTTGACAGTGAGTAGGTCGTCTTTAGGGTTGCCTTTAGCAGCGGGGCCGGCTATCCATTCTCTAGTTTGCGTGTCAAAAACACTACCGCCTGACGGCAAGTATCTTTCTTCCTTATCCTGTAATACAGGTAGGAAATCTTTTAGATTCTGAGGAGTAATTGTTCCTGCTTCAGCAAGCGCCCCCAAGTCTAACTCAGGGTAAGTTTTGTCCAAGTAAGCAGCAAACTGTGTACGCTGTGTACGCTGTGTGTCCTTTCCTAGCTTCTTTTCGTCCGCTGCTAAGTTCTGTGCTTCATACATCTGAGCTAACTTTTGCGCTCTTACAGGGTCAACCTCACGTACAGTTTTTACATTCCTTTCCTGCTCTAATTTATCAGTAGTGTTTAACTTAAGAGAGCCGATAGTGTCTCTTGTTCTTTCTTGGTCAGTACGAGCGTCCATACCTAGTGATGTAACTAACCCTCTGCCCATTGTATCGGCAAAGCCTTGCGCACGGTAAGCCATGCGCCCTTCTCTGTCCATCCCTGCCATGGGATTTGGAGGACGTTTATCTAGTCCAGTAAGCAATCCTGCGTAATCTTGTGCCATTTTAAATTCCTCTACGTTTGCTTAAATTAAGTCTGAAAAGTTCAAGTCGCCCCAAATAGAATTACCCGCGTCTAACATACCGGACATCTGAATCTGACGAAGTTCTCCGGCCTGCTTCTGCGCTTCCATTAGGCTTTCCAAGCCTCGGCCTGTACTTGTTCCGTAAAGGTCAGCACCTGTTCTACGAGCTGCATCAGCATAGCCTGCGGACGTACTACCTGCACCAAACATATCAAGAGCCTGACGTTGTGGATTATAACCTGCTGTTTGTAAACCTTGAGCCTGTGTAAGCATATTCTGTTGTTCAGTACCGAACTGCTGACGCGCTGCTAACTGAGCGTTAAGCATAGCTTCCTGTCGTGCCTGCTCAAAGCCAAATGTCTCAGCGTTACCGCCACCGTACATATTGCTCTGTAAACCCCCACGACCGCCTCGGAACAAACCTTCCTGCATCTGTAGTCTTTGACGTTCTTCTTCAGGTCGTTGTGCGGCTCTCATCTGTTCATAGATAGCCTGTGAACCTCCGGCAATGTCACCACTAAGGCCGCCAAACATACTTTGTGCTTGACCTAAGTACTGGTTTTGTCGTGCTAGTTCTTCGGCAGACAGCTGTAAATCTAATCCACCCTGTGCGTCTGTGAACGCGTCAGCTAAATTACTTGTAACTGTGTAAGGTTTAAACTCAGCCATGCCTGCGGCTGTTTGTCCTGCCTGTTCTGAAATAGCTAAAGCTTCTGCGCCTCGTTCTTCAGCAGTCTTAATACCTTCTTCACCTGCGTAATAAGCAGCACCTGCTGATAATAAACCACCTAAGTTTCCTGTAGGTCGTGTGTCAATTGGGTCAGCCATTAGAACGTACCTCCATTGATTGTTGTTGCTACTAATTCTCCAGTCACAGTAACTCCTGCCGTGGTTGTTTCTAGTTTCTTGCTGTTGTCGTAGTATAAGTCTACAGCTTCATTTGCAGTACACTCTATATATTTATCTGCGTTAACTCCCTGAGATGCTTGCTTTAGTGTCAGAGTAGTAGCGCCTGTGATAATTAAACCACCAGTACCTGTGTCATCAATGTATGAGTTCGTACCTGTATGGTAGACTTGTAAATCACTATCGTTACCGAGTCTGACTCTTACATCGTCACCGAAGTCGAGGTTACCAGTCATTGTTGCGCCAGTCTTGTCAACCTTAGACGTAATTGCAGTAGCAACAAGGCCGTACTCGTCGTAAATCTCAGTACCTTTTATTTTCTTAGCGGCAGTACCGGGCGGAAGGGCATCCTTAGCTGCGAAGTTTGTATCTTGTACGTAGTTAGACATTAAATCATTCTCCCTAATAGAGCGTGTATATCAATTGTTTGTATAGAAAATGGACTACCGTTAATAGTGCTTTCAACACCAATACTGGCTGATACTCCTGAGCCGTTGGTGTGTACACAACCTTTGTTTACAAAGACACCCCCTGAGTATTCCGCTGAGGTGTTGAACTCACTGATGTTGTACTGTCCTAAAGTTCCTTCCGCAAAGTTAAATAGTTGTTTATTATATACTCCGCTGTAGTCGTAACTCCAACTCAGTGTATAGTTTGTGTCGTTACCACCAATAACTGTAATGTTAAACTTCTTTAGGAATTTCAAGTTTGAAGTATTGCCCCAGTCAATAGGATTGCTAAAGTAAGACATCTTGTAAGTAGCAGTATCATCCAAATAACTACCGTACTTAGCAAGTCCACCTTCTAAACCAATGTAGAAACCGTCAGCAGCTATGTTAGTAAAGCTGATAGGATTCATACCTGACCAAGTAGTAGCTCTAAAGGAACCGTTCTCAAGAGGCGTTCTAACGTCAAAGCAGTAAGTAGTTCCTGTTGTAGGTAAGGTAATTAAATAGAACGCATCAAAAGCACTGTAGAAAGAGTGTATCGGTAATGTCTCTTCCTTTACTGCTTTAAGTAAATCAGTACGTACGTTTGCACTAACGTCCCGCATTGGTAAAGACTTCTCCTGAATAATCCTACCTAAGCTCATTAAGCCTCTGTCCGATAAGAATATAATGTCATTGCCCGTGGCTTGTACGGAGTCTCTAGCAATACAGCCTACACCTTCAATAGTGTCCGACAGTCTAAAGTCAACAGTAGTTACGGAATCACCGCCTGCGTAGACAACAATGCTATGTAAACCAAATATAAGCAAAAACCCGTTATGTTCCGTCAAGGCTACAATCTCGTCGTAACCGTTAGTCCATACAGATGTTAAGTCTAAGCTGCCTGAACTACCACCTTGAAAGTCCGTGCCATCAAGTAAGTCACTCCAATAAACAGTATAGTTATTACCTACAACATCAGCCACCCATAGGCGACCAAAGGCTGCTAGGACTTCGTTACCCGAAGGTGCTGTAGTCCCGCCTGACGCTACAACTTCCAGTGTAGTACTACCTGCAACACTAACAAGAGGCTCTTGTCCACTTTGAAAGAAGTACACGTTATTGTTGAAAGACACTATCTTCCAGTTGTTTGCGTTGATTTCGTACGCAACATTGTTTACAAGGGGCAGTGTTACTTCAGTTAAAGTAGTAGTACCTGTGAATATCTTATTGTTACCCGCAGAGAACACTACTACTGTACCATCAAAATTAGTAAACTCAAATACAGCCTCTAGTCCACGACTGGTTCCTAATACGTCATTAGTGGATATTTGAATGTACCCCTCTCTAGCACCAATACGTCCCTGCTTGTCAATAACACAGTTATCAGCAATGTCAGCAAAGTTAGGGTTCATCCCAACGGGAGACTCCTCGGTGTTAATGCCAAAGAAGGCAGGAGCAGATACAGCTAAGTTCTGTAATTTTTGCCCACTCATACGTCCACCCATATAGTCTCAGTTGGGAACCTCGCGGCATCAAAGGAGATAGCGTCAGACAAGGAAGACTTAGCAACACCCATAAGCATTGCAGCAGTAGTTCCTCCCGTCTCACCACGCTCCTCTACAGCCATAGCGTGTGCAAACTGTACGACAGGTAAGCTAGGTGCCTTTAGTCCCTGAGTGTCGCTAGTAAGCTCTTCAGTCCTGTCAACAATGGTAAACTGTAAAGTGTATGTTTTATCAGGAACAGGATATACGTCAACAAGAACACCTTGACTAAAAGCTCCGCCATAAACGTAGTGCGTAGGTACTGACGGTGTTACGGGGTCAATATACTTAACTTTCTGTAATTCTGTCTGTGTCCCTAAGTTCATAAAACACTTCTGAGTCTCATTAATTACGTTAAGAGTCTTAAATTGAGAAGTAACATTAGGGAGCATAAATTGAGAACGAGCGGGTATAATACCGTTTGCCGCTGTTACTGTTTCAGTTACTGTTGTACGTAGGCTTGACCAATCCCAAGAGTCCTCCACCAGACGGTTAGCGTCATTAACAAACTCACCGACCAACCGTGAGTATAAGGTTTCGTCCACAGAGCTAACTGTATTCTCCCTAAGTCTTTTTAGTACTTTATTTACTGCTTGTAAGTATGTCATTAAACTAAATTCCTATCATCAAATGTGCTTGCAAATGGGTCATCAAACAAATCACCTTCTACATACCGTTTTCTTTCTGCTACTTCAGGTTGCTCTATCTCAAGTTTGTCTTTCTCTTTAAACTTAAACAGCTCTCTGTCAAACAAACCTCCTAGAACCATTCCTTCACCACCACCACTATTTTTCTTTGATGTTAAAGGGTCTCTTCTTCTAATGTTACTTGAGCTGTCATCCTTATCTTTATCTGTACCGTCAAACAAACCTTCAACAAACTCTTTAGGAGGCTGTATTAACGTGTCGTCAATGGCCTTTCCTGCCTCTTTAACAGGCTCTGCTGCCGGTTGTAGTACCTTATCATCAAAGTTGCTTAGGAAGGCTTTAGCAGCGTCTACGTTGACCACATCTTCAGCAAACTCTTTAATAGGCTGTAAGTACGCATCGTCAAAATCCCTACCGGCCTGTTTTATACCGTCTTCAATCCAACCTCCAAGAGGACTTTCTTTTATGTACTCAACAACCCCTTTAGCAATCGCCTCGTCAACTGGCTCTCCTTCAGCTAGGTTTTCAAACGTTTCGTTTAAGCCTGCCTGTATATCTTCAGGTATGCTGTCCCAAGCATCTTGCCAATCCCCTACAAACGCGGGGTCACCTATAGGCAACATATTGTTCTTTTGAAACTCTTCCCACGAGTCAGTGAGTTTATTCTTTAAAAAAGGAACACCGAACTCTTTAGCTACGTACTGTGGTAAGTTCTCTGCTGCTGCTGCTTGTATTACTTGGTTTGTTTGTTCGTAAGTAAGCTGTGCAACACCTAGGTCAAGTCCTACACCTGCTAAGGCACTTTGACCCGCATCATAACCCATCGAGGCTGCTTCAGAAGCACTGTAACCTCTACCTATTGCTTCATCAGTAACTCTGTCCTGAATGGCTGCTGCTTCCTCCGAAGTAGCGGGAGGAGTAACCAATCCTGTTGCTTCCATCGCTACAGGCCCAAAAGCTAACCAGTCGTCTGTACTGCCTTCGCCTTTAAGAATATTTACTCCCGCAGGTACGGCACTGTATAAACCGCCAGTTAAAGCGTTTAGACCTATTGTTTTAAGAGCGCCTTTAAACTTATCAGAGAAACTTTCACGAGGTCTCTTAACGGCTTTACGGCTGTCATAACTGACATTACCAGTGTTATCTAAAGCGGAAATCTTTGCTCGTCTTGCGTTGAACTCATCGGAAGCACCTTCAATACTGGTGACATCATCATACTCTTTATTTTTAAGGTAATCGTAGTAACGCTCTGAGGAGTCGTCGGCATCGCTAGGTAGTTCTATAACTCGATGTTGTCCATAAATACCTTCCTCTGTACCTACGGCATACTCTCCGCTGTCCATCTTAAAAACAAATTCACCTGATTCTACTAGATTACTAGACACTGCTGATAAATACTGTTCATCATCAATTCTACCGTCTTGGTGGAGATGTGCTAAATAAGAGTTTTGTTTTTCAACGTCAGCTTCTAAGTAAGTTTCCTCAAACTGTTCTGTTCCTTGGAGACTGTCTAAATACGAGTAGTAGTTTTCGTAGTCTGCTTCTCGTTTAGTGTCGTACAGCTCAAACATCTCTTCCTGTAATTCAGGGTCAATGTCTGTAAGCTCGTTTAGAGTACTATTAAAACTATCAAAGTAGTCATCAGTAGAACGAAAACCTTCGGTAGCAAACTCTTCCTTTGCAAAATCGTCAACAAAACCTGTCAATTCTTCATCAGTATAACCGCCTGAGTTTTTTAGGAACTCAACTCTACTCGCAACTTCACTTTGTTGTGCTGTGGCCTCACCCTGACTTCTTTTAGCGTCATCTAAGTAACGGTCAAGCTCAACCTTAGTAATTTCACCTTTGTTAAACATCTCACGTAAGACAGAGTTTTCTTCTTCGTCGTTCTGAGGCGTATAAATGCCCATGTTGTATTTAATATTTTCATTGCCAAAGGGGGAAACTGAACCAATTTCACCTGCAAAGTTCGCAGGGTCACCACTCGCTTCCCTACGTGCTTCAAAGTTAGCCTGTTTTTCTTCTTCGGTTAGCTTTAAGTATTCTTCGTCCGAAAGTCTAAGGTCGTCTACGCCTGCATTTTTCCAAGCGTTACTTGCGGCAATAGCACGATAAGCGTAAGGGTCACCTTGGTAGCTTCTTATTTGTTTAGTTTTGTAATCATAGTAATGACCGTCAGGAACGTCCATCCCTTCAGGGTTTTGAATGTCCAAACCGTACAACGCTGTAGCTCTTTCGTCTGACATTCTCCCCATCTTGCTAGTGTCGTAAGGCTTGCCTGTTTGAGGATTAATAGCGAGGCGAGAGTTTCCACCACCTCCAGTCATCATGCCGCCCTGTCGTTCTAAAGTTCCACGACCTAACACGGTGCCGTCACCTAGCTCAACTGACCACTCTGGAGGAGCGCCGCTTTCCCAGTTAACAGGATTCCAAGGACTATCAGCTAGGTCTCCTAACCATTCACCAGTGGCGGACATAAGAGTATTATCATAAATATTCTTACCAATCTTATAGATAGCAGTTCCTTTGCCGTAATCTATAACATTTCTCCCGACTTCTGCCAAAGAAGTAGGCATTCTGTCGCTCCAACCTCCTTGTCCGTCGCTAGTCCCTCCTGTAGTGACGTCATCAGGAGCATTCCTATAATCAGGACTGGAGCTTTTATAATTATAGCTATCGTAATACGCATCCTTTGAACGGTTGTTATAGTTATCTACACCTGAAGTGCTAGAAGGTCTGTTATAGACGCTATAGTTTCCTCTCGTACTGCCAGAATAACTACCTGTAGAGCTTAATGGGTCGCCTCTTTGTGCCATTACTTAACCCCCTTAGTTTTCTCGTATGTACGCAACGTACCTAACCCAAGCATCCCCATCAAGACAGGCAACATAGTTGACAAATCTATAAGGGGAATAGTGATTGAAGAACCGGATAAAGCAAGCGCAAAGTTTGCCATCGGAATAACAAGGAAGTTACCCGCCATTCCAAGGCAACAAGTCCAACCCACAGC